TAGAACCCCCCTGTGTCGGGAAGTGGCTCAGCCTGGTAGAGCACAGCGTTCGGGACGCTGGGGTCGCTGGTTCAAATCCAGTCTTCCCGACCAAATAAAATCAACAACTTAGGTCGGATGGACATACCATCCGACCTTTGTTTTTTGGTCAATACATTTATTGACCAAAAACACCCCCTCCCCTCTCATTTTTCCCAATTATTTCAGTTTGAAATAAAGCGCAACAAACGCCATTTGTGGGTCTGTTTTCTCTTGACAACGCATATATACTTGTACATAATCTTGCATATTGGTTATGCAAATATTTTATGCGGAGGAAAGAATATGACCAGCAAACGTATCGCAATGCAAGTAAAAGAGTCTGAAAAGAAGGAATATGACAAAGCCGCGAAAGATCGAGACAAAACTTTGACCGCCCTTGTTAAAGACGCACTTGAACTCTATATCGGCATTCCACCTGATTTTTTAGATCAAATAAACACGGTTGCTAAATACGTGCGGCTACCTATCTCAACGGTCATTTGTCATATGATAATCAAACGAGCGGCATTTGACGCGGCATGGCTTGAGGTATTTGGTTTTCGCCCGCCGGGGACATTCAAGGAATTCCGCTTCGATGAAAATGGACTTATCACCGGCGACATGCTTGGGAATCAATTAAAGGCCGAAAGTATCGAATTGTTGAAAAATTTAAATTTAGACGAATTCGATAAGCATTCGAAAGAGGCGCTTGCTTTGTATTTTTCTGAAAAATAGCGATAGCGACTTATAAGGTTTTTGTCATGTCAGACGGTCGACAAAACACATTTTACAAAGCAATAAGATCGGACGACCACAGAGAATTGTTGCGACGGCCGAATGAATACGCATTGCTTTCTTTGATCGCGTATCGCGCACGACGCACAAACGGTTTTTCAGTCGACAATTTGAAATCTGGTGAGGCTTTAATTGGCGATTTCAAATCGGTCGGCCTTACTCAACAAAAATATAGAACCGCAAAAAAGAATCTCGAAAAGTGGGGTTTTATAACGACCAAAGCAACAAACAAAGGCACTATCGCAAAGCTAATAAATAATAGTATTTTTGACGCAAACATTGATTCTACTAACGAGCAAACCAACATTCCATCAACAAACAAGTATCAACCGGATAGCAACCGGGTAACGACTAACAAGAAGGCTAAAAATGAAAAAGAAGTTATTGCTTTTCCTAACGGAAAAGCCGCAAGCGGCCATTATTCCGAACAATACAAAGCCGAAGCAGAAGAAATCAAAACGCTTTGCTTGACCGTCAAGACGCTTTGCGCAAGGCAACGCATTTCTTTTAACGCTTTTGCATGGGTGCAAAAAATGGCCGGCGTTTTCGGACACCCGCAAGCCATTATCAAGGCGCTTAATTCGTTGATTCGAAAATTGAACAAAAAAGAAGCGGTGCGCAATCCGTACGGCTATTTGACAAAAATTTTCAACGTAGAAAATGGAAACTTTCACGAAGCCGACGCCGTCAAGCACGCGCAAGCGTTCAAAACGGCGTTTAATGCCGACACTGAACTTTCACAGCTTGCCGGCGGCATCGGCCAGCGGATTTGAAATTTTGTATCGTACGAACAAAAGGAGAGTTTAAAAAAATGGCACGTAAAAACGGTCCGGCATATTTTCAAATCGCAGACACGGAACCATCGGAGGTTAACGAGGAAACCTTTTTACGCATATATCAGCGCACACTCAACGGCACATGCAAGGCCGTTGAAAAGATGATTGCACTTTGTGTCAATGCCGGCGACGACACGTCTCTGACGGCCTTACAATCGATAATTGGCGGCATGTTTAAACAGGCTTCAAAGTGCCGCGCGGCCGGAATTAAATTTCATGAATACCGCACACCGGATTTATAAAAACTGGAACAAACGCCGTTTGTAAATTTTGATATGGATGTAATTTGACTTTAAATGGGAATGCAGCAAACCCGCACCGGCAAAGGATTCTTAAAGGCGATAATTGTATATTAACGTAGAATTTCAACCGTGCAGTAAATGCCGGCAAGCAACCTTGAACCATTGAACAATAATAGTTTGCCAAAATGTTCAGAAAAGCCATTAAAGCCGATGCAAAAAGCAAATAATATGTGTCATATCGCAACCATGGGGAGGGGGGCAATTTTCTTAGAAACCTACCGTTTCGAAAGCGAGCCTTCCGACGTTTGTACGCGCGCCCCAATTTTGAAAGTAAAAGGTGAACATTATGGGTGAAAGAGGAAAAGCGCCAAGGCCGACCGCGTTGAAAAATCTGCGGCCACGATCTCATCATAAAAAGTCCGGTGTCATCGAACCGCGTTTGTCGGTGTCAATGCCGCCAATGCCGCGTTGGTTGGACGGTGTAGGCAAATGGGCATTCAATGAGATCGGCACCCAACTTGTAAAAATGAGGGTTGTTACAACCGCTGATAAAAAAGCGCTTGAACTTTTGGCCGACACATACAGCGAATACCGCCGCGCGCGTGCGGCAATTCTCGAAAAAGGGTCAACATACACAAGCAAAAACATTAAAACGGGAATTGAAAAGCGATATGTGCGACCGGAAGTCAACATAGCTAAAGGCGCGCGTGCCGATATAATAAGGCTTTTGAAACAATTTGGTTTGACGCCGGCCGCACGAACACGGGTGTCGATGGTTGAGCCTGAAGAAATTGACCCGTTTGAAGAATATTTAAAAAAAGGCGGCATACGCGGAAATAATCCATGCGAATGAAAAAGCTTGAAACGAAAAATGAAATGATTTATTCTATTTCTAAATATCGAATTTCAAAAGGAGCGCATCCGCCGTCGCGGTTTGCGCTTTTTTTGTTCATAAGTAAAGCCGGTCAATGGTAGCCGTCGCCACCATTTGACCCAAACCAAAACCCTTTTCCTGTTTATGGCAAGCCGTCGCTACCATTTTACGGTCGATTTAAAACCGATCTACGGAGAATCGAAGATGAAAACTGAAAAAAGATCATTCCCTTCGGAACTTCGGTCAAAGTCGGGGAAATTATGCGGATATGCTGCGGTATTTAATTCGAACAGCGAAAATCTTGGATTTGTTGAAAGGATCGCACCCGGTGCATTTTCGAATGCATTAAGAAATTCCGATCCGCGTGCGCTTTTCAATCATAACCCGGATTATGTTTTAGGTCGAAAAAGCGCGGGTACACTGAAGCTCAAAGAGGACGACAAGGGGCTTTATATCGAAATAGACCCGCCGGATACGACATGGGCAAACGACATTCGAAAAAGCATACAGCGCGGTGATATCGCGGAAATGTCTTTTGGGTTTACCGTCAAAGAGGATATTTGGGACGAAGGTAATCAGGTTCGAACAATTACCGAAATCGGAGAACTTTTTGACGTTTCACCAGTTACATTTCCTGCATACCAATCGACAACTATCGAAGCCCGAAGCAAAAAAATGAGGGCAAAAAAAATGAAACAAAATGTTAGCCAACTTTTCGAAAAAGTAAAGGCAATTAAAAATCGTTGTAACTCTGAAAACCGCGAACCGACGGTTGAAGAATGTCGGATGGCGAATAACCTTTTGGATCAAATCGACCAAATCGAAAGTAAAGGTTTTTTCGATGTTGACAGCTCGCCGAGCAATCCACCGGCCGTGTCGGTCGATCCTATTGAAACCGTTACACGGTCAAGCTCATTCCCGGCAAGGTTCAAGGTGAATCCGTCGGGTGATGTCGATACTTTTCGGACATCAAAGAAGGGCTATGAATTACGGCAAGCCGGTGACACGAAAAATTTTGATGATCTTTATGGCAATGGCCTGAACCGTTATCGGTGGACCGATCAAGAAACAACTTATTTTCAGGCGCTTTTTGGCGGTAGAACGCACCCGCAATTAACAAAAAGGTCGATGGTTGAGGGTATTGGCAGTTCAGGCGGCTTTTTGGTGCCGGTAGAATATAGCCGCAATATTCACAATGTTGCCCTTGAGGATGAAATTGTTTTGCCGAGAGCGATGGTTCAGCCGATGGCGGTAAGCGAAATCAATATACCGGCCATGGATATCGGCGACCATAGCAGCAATCTATTCGGCGGTTTCATCGCATATTGGAAAGGCGAAGAATCAACCTTGACAGAAGCCGACCCAAAAACGCGGGAAGTCAGTTTAAAGGCGAATAAGTTGACCGGTTTTTTGAAATTCAGCAACGAGTTATTTTCCGATATGCCGGGAAATGCCGGCGATAAGCAATTGATTAAAATTTGCGGCAAAGGACTCGGTTTTTATCGGGACCAAGCCTTTTTGACCGGCACCGGTGCCGGTCAACCGCAAGGGTTGTTGAATTCGAATTGCAAGGTTTCCGTTTCGAAAGAATCGGGGCAAACGGCGGCAACGATTGTATATGAAAACATTGCCAATATGCTTGCGAGACTATATCCCGGTGGCTTTAATAAGTCTATTTGGATTTGTCACATTTCAACAATACCGCAATTGCTTCAGCTTTCAATTACAATCGGAAGTGCTGGCTCACATGTCCGCGTTTTGAACGAAAGCAACGGCAAGTATACCATGTTGGGCCGGCCGGTTATTTTCACCGAAAAAACCGAAGCCTTAGGAACCGAAGGCGATATTATTTTGACCGACCTTACCCAATATGTTTGCGGTGTTCGGGAAGAATTACGGATTGATTTGTCACAACATGTATTTTTTCAAACCGATCATGGCGCGGCGCGTTTGATAAGCCGCATTGACGGCCAATCGCTATGGGGGGAAGCGTTGACCTTGAAAGATGGCACCACAACGGTTTCGCCAATTGTCACATTGGCCGACCGGTCTTGATTTATTTGCAGTTGTTTTAACGAGTCGAAACATGTTCCGTGGAAACCTTACGATAATGGTTTTTAATCAAAAAATTAGGCACGTCGGGAATCGGTTACCCGTAAGGGGCCGGACGTTTGAGCATGGCGTTGACTCCTTCCCGACGTGCCTTTTTATTTTATGGGGGTGTAAAATGGAAAAAGTAAGTGTCCTTGATTTTGAAAAAGTAGAAGACGCGTTTACTGCATTGGCGGGATTTGGCGAAATTCTTATGGATTACGAATCGGCAGGACAGGGAGTCGACGATCATGCCTTACCCGGCATTCAAGCTGTTTACGCCGTCTTGGTTAAAAACATGAAGTACAGCCTTGACCAATTTGGAGAAGCCTTGTTTCCGGCCCCAGGTGCCACAGAAACGCCCGAAGTGAATTAAGGGTATAAATGACCTATGCCCGACATTAAGGAGCGCGTTTAATGTCCATTCATCAAAAGCCCGACGGCCGGTATTTCGTCGTTTATTATGTCGAAGGTATCGGCAAGCGGGTTCAAAAGAGAAAATTTTTCGGCCGGGGTTTAAAGGCACAACTCGCCGCCGAAAAATTTGACGAGATAAAGCGCGACCGGCCGCGTCAGTATAAAAGGCGCAAGCCGGTCGCAAGGCCGGCACCGACGTTTCGGGAACTGGCGCTTGAATACCTTGACGCAAAGGCCGCGACATGCGAAGCGTCAACGCTTCGAAACATGGCATGGAAATTCAAAGGTGTCATATTCCCGGCAATCGGCCATTTGCCAACAAGCCGGATAACGCCGCACCGGATCACTCAATATATAAACAAACGCCTTGAAACGCCGTTGACGGTCAATATTGGCACAAGGAAAAAACCCGAAAAGAAGGTCGTCAAAGATAGTGCGGGCCGCGTGCGGTACGTAAAGCGGACGACCGTACACAGGGAATTGTGCGACATACAAGCCGTTTTAAATTGGGCCGCCGCGCCGGAACAACAATATATAATCCGCAATCCGATTGTCGGTATCACAAAGCCAAAGCGCGACGATTCGATCATAATGCCGCCGTCGGCAACCGAAATTGAAAAGCTTATTGCCGTATCACCGGAAAGGTTAAAACGCGCCTTGACGATTTCATATTATACCGGGCTTCGGCCAGGTCGATCCGAATTGCTTGGATTGACCTTTGACGATATCGATTTTGACGCCGGTGTTATTCTGATACGGTCGGCCAAAAAAATGGGGCCGCGCTCACGTTTGGTTCCGTTGCACGACGATTTTAAACATGTCTTGAAAGATTGGAAAGAAAAAAGTAAGTCAACTTATATAATCACGTATCGCGGCAAGCCGATAAAAAGCATTAAAAAGGCGTTTACAACGGCAAAAAGAAAGGCCGGTATAACGCGCCGGCTTCGGCCATATGATATGCGACACGCGTTTGCGACTCGCACCCTTGATGCCGGCGGCGACATGAAAGCGGCAAGTCAGATATTGGGACACAGTCGGCCGGACACAACCATGCGCATTTATCAACACACGTCCGGCGCATTGCATCGGGATACCGTCAATAGATTACCAAAACTAAAAATCGAGACACTTAGAAATGATTAGCAATGCGATTGGAATAATATTTGAATTTATAGGTATAATTGTTTTGATCATTCATGCGAAAAAAACAAAAGGGGCGATGACACAGGCCGACGAAGATTATTTTATATCACCATGGGTTCAAAAAATTGGATATATTTTAATCGGAGTCGGATTTATTTTTCTAATAATTGGAAATGCTATAAAATGAAAGTGTTTGGACAATAAATGTTGACCGGAAATTGTAGGGATATAAACTTAATCAAATCAAATATTTGGGATAGGGGTTCCGCATTCGGGACGCTGGGGTCGCTGGTTCAAATCCAGTCTTCCCGACCATTTTTTTATTATAATTACAGAATGTTATACTTTAAGCCCTGAAGGGTGTAGCAACTTTGTTACAACTTTTTCAGGGCTTTCTTTTTGAGCGGCATAAACTCGCTCCATGAATTTCTGGCCATCGTCCGTTTGGTAATTCTTGATGTATGAATAATAATGGTCGTAAATCATCTTGAATGAGCTGTGGCCTACTTGACGGGCCACCCATCCGACGTGTTCACCAGCATCAAGCATCAGGGTGATATAAGTGGAGCGTGTATGCTTAACCGGCTTGTACTCGATACCGGCCATGGAGCACGCCTTTTTCCAGATTTTCTGATTGAACGGTGTGGGTTTTAGATTGCGCCCTGCCATGTTCAGAAATACGAATTCCGATCTACCCCACGTGGCTTTACGCTGATTTCTAAACGCTTCCACAACCATTGGCATCATTTTGATGTCACGAGTGCTGCTATCAGTCTTTGGCGTATTGATCTCACCTTCCACAAGCGCCTCTCGGATTTTGATGACACCTAATTTGAAATCCACATTTTTCCACCGCAATGCCGAGGCTTCGGAAAACCTCATTCCGCTGTAAAACATAACGGTTGCAAAATCTTTATAGAACGATTCGATACTATTAATTATGGTTTGGGCATCTTCAAAACTGAACGGATCGATATCCGGTTTTTCCACTTTGATTGGGTCAAGCAGGTCCATCGGATTCTTTTCTATGTAGCTTGCTTTCAAAGCCAGCCTGAATATGTTACGCATCGGAATCAACAGGTTGGCAATACGTTTATTCTTTTTTTCAAGCCCTGCAATGTACATTTCAATATCCAGATACTCGATCTGGTTGATCGGAATGTTTCCGAACTTGGGTAAAAGGAAACTGTTTAAGCTGTATTGGTAATCCCTGCGCGTCGCCTTTTTAAGATTTCGTTTCTTGATATCGAACCATTGGACTGCTAATTCTCCGAAAACTG